ACACGGATGAGGACATACAGTAGCGAGGCAGAGAAGCTGAATGCGGCCATTTCCGGGACCATCGCCTCGTTCACTCCGCCCGAGGACATCACCGTCACGCAGTGGGCCGACAAAAAGCGCCGCCTCTCCCCAGAGAGCTCCGCCGAGCCTGGCCCGTGGCGCACCTCCCGGACGCCCTACCTGAAAGAGCCGATGGATGCTGTCACCGACCCAAAGGTGAAGCTCCTGGTCATGGTGGCGTCGTCCCAGGTAGGCAAGTCCGAGTTCGAGCTGAACTCCATCGGCTACATCATCGACCAGGACCCCGGCAGCATTCTCTACATCCAGCCCACCATTGACGACGCCAAGAAGTTCTCCAAGCTCCGCATCGCCCCCATGGTGAGGGATTGCCGCACCCTGCGCTCCAAGGTGGCGGACCCGAAGTCCCGGGACAGCAACAACACGATTCTCCAAAAGTCCTTTCCGGGCGGAATGCTGACCATCTGCGGCTCCAACAGCGCGTCGGCCCTCGCCTCCACGCCCGTCCGCTATGTCATTGGAGACGAGCTGGACCGCTGGGCCGGGAGCGCCGGCAAGGAGGGCAGTCCCTGGGAGCTGGCAAAAGCCCGTCAAACGACGTTCTACAATGCCAAGTCCCTGGCCGTGTCCACCCCCACCATCAAGGGGTACAGCGCCATTGCCGACCTGTTCAGCACCGGCACCCAGGAGCGGTGGCACCACCGATGCCCGGAGTGCGGCGAGTACCACGATATCGTGTTCAACGACATCCGCTTTGAGTACGACACCACCGAAATCCGGGGCAAGAAGCACTACACCGTCAGGAGCGTGTCCTGGGTCTGCCCCTCCTGCGAGACACCGCACTCCGAGAGGGAAATGAAAGCGCAGCCCGCCAAGTGGGTAGCGGCCAACCCGGCCGCCTACGCCAACGGGGTGCGCTCTTTCTGGCTGAACGCCTTTTCCTCCCCCTGGGCGTCCTGGGCCTCGCTTATCCTGGCCTATCTGGAGGCCCTGGGCAATTCGGAGAAGCTGCAGGTGGTCTACAACACCAAGTTCGGGGAGCTGTGGGAAGACCGTGGCGACCTGGAGGACGAGGAAACCATCATGGGACGGCGGGAAACCTACGACGCAGAGCTCCCGGACGGCGTTCTGGTGCTGACCTGCGGCGTGGACACCCAGGATGACCGCCTGGAATACGAGGTTGTGGGGCACGGCCGGTGGGGTGAAAAGTGGGGCATCAAGCGCGGCGTCATCATGGGCCGGCCGGATACCGCCGATGTGTGGCAGGCCCTGGACGACATCGTGGACCATCAGTACAGCTTTGCCAACGGCGTGAAGCTGAAAATCTCCACGACCTTCGTTGACAGCGGCGGTCACTACACCCAGGACGTCTATTCCGCCTGCCGGGACAGGATGTACCGCAAGGTGTTCGCCATCAAAGGCCGCGGCGGTGAGGGCGTCCCCTACACGTCGCCGCCCAAAAAGACCAACATCGTCATCAAGGGCCGGTATATCGGCCAGTGCTGGCTATACACCCTGGGCGTGGACTCCGGCAAGCAATCCATCATGGATTCCCTGCGTGTCCGGGAGCCCGGGGCGAAATACTATCACTTCCCCAAGAACCAGGACCTCGGCTACGGCCCGGAGTTCTTCACCGGCCTGCTGTCTGAGCGCCTGGTCTATAAACAGGGGCGCCAAAATCCGTGGGTGTGGGAGAAGATCCCCGGACACGAGCGGAACGAGGCCCTCGACTGCCGGAACTACGCCAACGCCGCCTTCAAGGCGACCGGGGCGGACCTGGATGCAATCGCGCGGCGCCTGAGCGCCCTGGCCGATGGTGGCAAAAAGCCGCCTCCCAAGCGCCAGGCCGCACAGCCCCAGCCCAAGCGGAAGACCGGAGGCATAGACAGATACTTCAACGAGTGGTAAGGAGGTGCCGGAATGACCAGGACAGAGATCACCGTAAAGCTGAACATGAAGCGGGAGCGCCTGCAGATGTACCTGGAGCGTGAGAAATATATGCTCTCCCCGGACGCGGTGCAGAGCTACGGCATCGGCTCCCGGAACCTGCAGAGGTACAGCACGGACCTTGACGACCTCCAGGCCATGATCAAGCGGCTGGAGGATGAAATCGCCGAGCTGGAGGCCCTGGCCGACGGCCGGCGGCCCCGCCGGTCCGTGGGGGTAGTCCCCCGGGACTGGGAACTACGGGTAACAGCTCCGGACGGGGCTTTACCGGGCACCCTGCGGGGGCTTTGTTCCTTTCACCCCGCCGGGCGCCCTCAAAAATCTGTCCAAGGAGGTGGACAACACGGAGATCCGCACGACCAAAGCAGACCCCCAGGCCATGGGCTACGGCGACGCCGGCGCAAGCTACGTCCGGCGGGCACTCGCGGCCTTTATCGCCCGGTCCGGCAGCCCCAGGGACGACATCGATATGCACAACTTCACCCTGCGGCAGAGGGGCAGGATGCTCTACATGGCCTCGCCTATCGCCACGAGCGCCATCCGCACCACCTGCACCAACGTCGTGGGCATCGGCCTCAAGCTCAAATGCCATGTAGACCAGGAAGTCCTGGGCATGACGCCGGAGCAGGCCCGGGCGTGGCAGAGGACCACCGAGGCCGAGTGGAGGCTGTGGTCCGACAAAAAGCAGAACTGCGACGCCACGGGGATGTGCAACTTCAACGGCATCCAGCAGCTGGCCCTTGCGTCCGCGCTCATGTCCGGCGACTGCGTGGCCCTGCTCCCCCATGTGGGAGTGACCCCTATCTCCCCCTACGGCCTGCGGGTGAAGCTGGTGGAGGCGGACCTGGTGTCTACCCCTGACACCATGGGCGTCATGCCCGGGACCATCACGGAGGGCACTGCCCCCAACGGCAACTACATCTACGACGGCGTGGAGGTGGACAGGAACACCACGGCCATCGTCGCCTATCACATCTGCAACCGCTATCCGTTCGAGCTGACCCAGATCGGACGGCCCCGGGAGTGGGTGCGGGTGGAGGCCTACGGCAAGCGGACCGGCCTGCCGAACGTGCTGCACATCGTGGACCCGGAGCGCATCGGCCAGTACCGCGGCGTGACGTTCCTCGCCCCTATCATCGAACAGCTGCTGCAGATCCGCCGTTACACGGAGTCCGAGCTGATGGCGGCGCTGGTGCAGTCGTTCTTCACGGCCTGGATCGAGACGGAGACGGACCCGTCCCTGTTCCCGACCAACGAGGTGGGGAGCGAGGAGCGCGGGGATTCGGAAGTCAGCCACGATCCCAACGAGTACGAGATGGGAGCCGGACAGGTCATTCACCTGAAGCCGGGAGAAAAGGTCAACTTCGGCAACCCCAACATCCCCACGAACGGCTTTGACGCCTTCGTCAAATCCGTGGCCACGCAGATAGGCGCCGCCCTGGAGATCCCCCGGGACGTTCTGCTCAAAGAGTTCAATTCCAGCTATTCCGCCAGCCGGGGCGCTCTCCTGGAGGCATACCGCTTTTTCCGAAAGAAGCGGACCTGGCTCGTGGACAGCCTGTGCCAGCCGGTCTATGAGGTCTGGCTGGCCGAGGCCGTGGCCCGAGGACGCATCAGCGCCCCGGGCTTTTTTGCTGACCCTCTCGTCCGGGCGGCGTACTGCGGCGCAAAGTGGATCGGCCCCGCCCAGAGCCAGATCGACCCGAGCAAGGAGGTCAAGGCGGCTATCGAGGCCGTCCACGAGGGCTTTAAGACCCACGAGCAGGCCACCGTCGAGCTTGACGGCGGCGACTGGGAGGAGAACATGGACCAGCTGGAGCGGGAGCAGAAACGCTTGGGCGAGGTCAAAGGCACCACCAATGCGCCGGTAAGCCCCCAGGGAAACAACGACACGGACGGGGACGAGGACGGCCAGGAAGGAGACGACAAATGAACCCGTTTAACTTTATGCGGACCCCCAAAACAAGGGCTTCCGAGCCGGTTATAACCGCCCCCAGTGCCCCCTACTGCATGGAGCGCATCAGCGACACGGAGGCGGAAATCACGCTGTACGGAGACATCGTACAGCGCCGACCGTATGACTGGAGCACCGGCAAGCCCAGTGAGGGCAACTACATCATCCTCAGCGAGTTTCTGAAGGACCTGAAAAGCCTTGCGGACGTGTCCAAACTCACCGTCCGCATCCACAGCGCAGGCGGGAACGCCTACGACGCCATCACCATCCACAACCGCTTGAAAGAGCTGTCCGCAGAGATCACCGTCATTGTTGACGGTATCGCCATGTCGGGCGGCTCTCTCATTATGTGCGCCGCCAAGACGGTCAAGGTGAACCCGGCCAGCCTTGTGATGATCCACAAGTGCTGGTCCTTCACC